ACAGTATTAACATTATAAATACCTTCAGGATAAATTATTTGTCCTTTAGAACCATTCTCTCCATTTAATCCATTAGTCCCATTTGTTCCGTCCTTGCCATTCTCTCCATCTTTACCATCAGCTCCTTTAGGTAATCCAAAACTAAATTTAAATATATCTCCTTCTAAAACTACATTAGCATTAGCTTCAGTTGTTGAAGAAACACTAGCTACTTCTGCATCAAAATTAGGAATTTCTCCGCCTTCAGAAATAGTTTTTCATTCTGTATCATAATCTGCATCAGATTTTTTAACTAATGCTTGACCAGTAGTTCCTCCAGGAATTACTCCAATTCCATCAGTTCCATTTTGCCCAGGATCACCTGTAGCTTGGCCTATATCTTGTCAAGTTTGACCTTTATCCATTGAAAGTAGTCAACGACCGTCTTCAATTTTTAATTGTGGAGTAATACCATCAGTTCCACTTGGTCCGATAGGACCAATATCGCCTTTATCTCCTTTTTGACCTTTACCACTATTTCCCATAATAAAAGCTCAATACGGATTAGATTCTACACCAACAATTATATCGTCTTTATAAATTAGATTCGGCTTATTTCATTCTGATGATAAATGACCTCTTAGACAATACAATAAAGCTCCTTCACAAGATATAAAATCAATAATATGTTCATCGTTGAAATAATGAGTGTCTGGAGTTCAGGCTCCTGCCATCTTAAAAGATGTTCCTCTATAAAAATCTCTAGAACTATACATTCTATAATAGTCTTGAGAATTTATTGCATTATCTATGATTACATTAGCATTAGATCTCTTCATAATATTGAATTATTTTGATTATTTCATTATTAGTTGGATTACCGTGTTCAATATAATCAATTGCATTAATTAATTCGTTCATTGTAAATAATGCTTTTTTATCAGGTAAATGCCCAATATTAATATTAATTAATTCTTGAACAAATATTTTATATAATTCATTATATAGAATTTCCACAACCACAACTATTATTTATATTACCTAATTCCTCTCCACATAAAGAATTACATGAAGATAAATTATCTAATATTCTTTGCGCTTCTGTAAAGTTCCCCATATCTTTTAGATAATCAAACACATACATAGCACTTAATAAGAAATCTCTGCGATTCCTTAAATTTTCATCTGTTTTACATTTATCATAACTACATATTTTACTGTTATTCAACAGTAATTGCCGTTGCAAATATACTAAACATCTTTGTAATTTGCAAACACTAAAGACATTTTTTATTGGACAATAGAAAGTTTGTGAAGCCTTATTTTCTTGCACAAATTCATATGCTTCTTTATAACCAATAATTTCAGAACTTTCAATTACTTCGTCTAATGTATATCCTTCCTGGTCTGTAATATTAGATTTATAAAGATCCCCATTTAAAAAAAATAATTCATCTATTAAATTAATATATTTATCAGGCTCTTTATCGTCTTGAAAATGCATTAATTGTGGAACTACTAATTTATAATAATAATAAGTTCCGTCAACATTTAATGTAAATTCAGATGCAAATCTACTTAAATAGTGTCCCCGATTATGTAATTCCTTTCTTATTTTTACTGATTCTGGAAGCAAATTTTCGTCAGTATTATAAGATAGAAATTCTAACATTATATACTGACTTAAATCTACACCTAAATAATCACTATTATCTACAGCAATTAATTTACAATCAGATCTAACAATTACATCAATATTTATTTTTTTATTCATATTATACAACTTGTTTTATTTTATCATTATAAGGATTAGTATCAACTGTTTCTGCAGCTTGAATTTGAACTTGTTGCTGTTTTGTTTCAATAAGTTTATCGTTATAATCCTTATCGTTTTTAACTTTTTCTCTTTCAATAGCTACTTTTTCAGCTTCAAGTTGTAGTCTAGCTTGACTATTTTGTTCAAGTTGATTTTGTGATTGACCTAATTCCCTTTGTAATTGTTCATTTTGTTTCTGTAACTGTTGCAGATTTTGTTCATATTGCTGAAGTTGTTGCTGCAACTGAGAAACACTATTATTTTCTTCCTTCTTAACAGCAGTAGCTTTAGCTACATAACGTTTAAGTTCGGACATACTATTGGCAGTTGCAATACTTACTGCCATATCGGGATCTGACATTCCAGCTTTAATTAATTCAATATTAAGAGCCTTTACAGTTTCCATATCTTTAAAAGACTTAGAACTATCCTCAATATGTAAATCAAAATCTGTAAGTGTATAATGTTCAGGAAGTGCAGTAAATATTCTTGAATATTTATTACCTAACACAATAGTACCAGTAATACCATTTGGATATACTAATTTAGCTAAATTAAGCATATCATAATTAGCTTCTTTATAAATGATATCCATGGTCTCAAAATATTGTTTAGTTAATAAACCTGACATTTTAACTCCAAGTTGAACATTAGAAACTGCATCTCTCTGTTCATATTGAGCTAATCTTTCAGGTAACACTCCTGTAATTGAAGAAGCTTGTTGTTCTACAGCTTGAATAGCTAATTGAATGCCTTGAATAGCCTGAGCTTTAACAGTATCATCAAATCCATTAAAAATCGTATTAGGCATACCTTCATTACCTTCTTCCTTACTATTTATTAATGCTAAGCCATTCTTTTTATATGCTTGCCAAGCTTTAACTCTATCAACTAATTTTTCACCTAAAAACGAAGGAATAAAAGAAACATCCATTCAATCTCCAACTCCTCCTGAAGAAGCAATAAGATTATCTCTAAAATATATAAGTAAATCATATTTCATTGTTTATTCGATATAGGTCGTTAATCTATATCCGTCTTTTTGACTGCTGCATGTCACCATGCAGATTAGACTATATCATACAAATTTGATTTAAAATTAATTCAAATAAATTCTGTTTCATTATATTTCATAACTACTTATAATTAATTTTAAATTAAACTTGTCCCCGCGCTTCCACTTACTTAAGTGTACTCCTTTCGGATAGTCGTTGAACTTTCAAAGATATTTCTATCTAAGCTTAGCTGCTGATTGTCTTAAATTTACTATTATTCAATTTAAGGTTTTCCAGCAATTCACGGGGTTTATACAGGACTCATATAATTTAATCCTGTAGGTCCATAGTATGAGCTATTAATGAATATGGATCTCCATTTTTATCTAAGAAAAACATTCCGTTAACAGATAATCTACATCTACTAGGACAATCTGCACTTCTTACAATATACTTTGATTCTCCACGAGTAATGTATACTTCTGAACCAATTTTTACTCCTTCATGTCTTGTTAATTCTCCAGTTTTATAATCTGCTTCAATTCATTCAACTTCATATACAGGAATAAGATGATTTTTTATAGGTTCTATTGAATCATAATCTCCAGGTCATCCTGGATGTGCTTCAAGTCCTGCAAGAATACCTGTATGTAAATTATCCGCTCGTAAATTAGGTTCAGCAGGTTTACCAACATATCTAACCAAATAAGTAGGAGATGTTGAATCTGCAGTTTGTTGCATATCTCTAATTTTCTTAGCTGCTTCTGTAGTTAATTCTGATCTGAATGTATTTAAGATATCCTCTCTTGACATTCATTTTCTAATAACAACTCTCTTAGAATCTGCAAGATAAGGAGAATTTGGATTACGTTCTATAAATGTATTAACGGGATTTAAAATTTCAATATTGACATTTGAATTACTTTCTGTAGGTTTTACTCTATAGTAACAAGTACCTGTAACAAGTAAATCTGTAAGTAATTCTGCCATTTTACGTTTTAAATCAATATTTCTTGATTGTCTTAAATAATCAAGAATATTTTGTGCAGCAATTTCATATTCTGAAACGAAAGATTGATCAATATCTTGTTGAATTGAGTTGATCTCTTTTTCAATAAAAGGATCATTTACAATTTCTTTGTTTTCAATAATAGCTGCAATAATGTTATTCTTTAAATACTGTTGCAAATAATTAAATACTTCTGCACTAATTTTAAGTTGCTTTTCTCTCATTATATTTGAAACAGTCTTTTCATCTTTGCAAGATACTTTTAAATCTTGATTTAAACCTAGATATTCTCCAACTAATACATCAATATGTTTCTTAATTAATGGTGTAAAACTAACTGATGTAGGAGTCCCAATTCCGTAATTTTCTTCTAGGTGTTTGAATTGATCTGCATCTCTACGACAATGATAATATCCATAAGCTTTTCTTATAGCAACTTTATCATATACAAGATTACCTATCGCATCATTAATCTTCTTTACTTCATTCTCTATCACCATATTCTAATACTATATATTGATTTCCTTCACCTGGAGTAGTCATTTCTCCAGAATAATATTTTGTTCTATCTAGTTGTCTGTTTCTAAGTTCTTTTTCAAGAAATTCGAAAAAACCTTCTTCATCACCTTCATAGACTAAAACTAATGGAGCTTTTCATTGATTCAAATCTAAACTTAATTTCCATTGATTACCATCTATAGTTAATGTAAAGTCTCCAGTGTAATATGCACACATAGCCTTTTCAATTATTTCATATACTTTATCAACGAGTTCCATTCTTTTGCGGTATTACTCCATATTCTTTATAGCCTTTTTCATTAGTGAACCATCCAATATTTTCTCATTCTTTCGCTAATTTATCTTGAGCAGCAGGTCGTATATTCATTAATTCTTCATCTGCAATTTCTGCCATTTCCATAGCTGCGATAATATCGAACTTTCGTTTATTTTCTCAAGAATATTTTAACAATTGCTCAAGCATTTCATCAATATCAATTGAATAACAGTAATCATTAACAAAATTATTAATTAATTCAAGACCGTGCTTGATAATAGCTTCTGTAGCTGGTACACCAATCATTTGTGAGTTGCCTCTTTTCATATCTCCAAGAGTTGAAGCAGGACGTTTCATAAATAGACTATCTTTCTTTTTTTCTTTAAAATATGTAACAATACTAATCTTAGTATGTTCTAGTAGTGCTTTACAATTATATCATACTAATAATTTCATTGCTACATCATATGCTTCTCGAATATCTCGAGGACGATCTTTATAGATCGCAACATATTTCGCTTCTTGTAATCCATATATACGTTTCTTAATAACTATACAGAAATCAGATACATCTGTTGAGGTAGAAGAATCTCCAGAACCTTGGTCAATAGAGTCTATTCCTGCAACATATAGATTTTTTAATACAAGACCGTCTTCATCTCGAAGTGGTCTTTCGTATATAGTAATTTTACTATTTGGATTACTTACAACTTTTACTTTTGTTAAATCAGGAGTATCTCCAGAACGATCTCATAATAATGATACGTATTCTGGTTTTAATCCTGCTTTAAATATCCTAATTTGGGTTAATCTATCTGCAATTGCAATTGAATCAAAGATATTTTCACCCTGTTTATACAACGCTTCATTTGGAATAAAACAGTGCTCTGCACAATAATCAAGTAGATCTTTACCACTTAGCTTTTTACGTTCTTCCTCATAAAACTTTTTAAATTCTTCAGATTGTGTAACTCCTCTTGTATCTAAAAATTCTTCTCGTAAACTAAACTTATGAGCTGGAATAAAGAAAGCTGTTAATTGTGGCTTTCTATCTTCTGTATCATAATTTTTATATGGAAGTACATTATACCCTTCTGGTTTTGCAAAAATGTTTGATAAACCTTCAAGTGCCATATCATCACCACCTGTACCTAAAGCAATACGTGTTCCAAAATGATAACCACCAAGCTCAACAAGGGCATTACCTTGAATCCAACTTTTAGTTAAATATTTATTAGATCCTGCTTCTTCATAGATTAATCTATCGACACGATCACCACGAATCTTATCAGATGTATCAGCAATTACTGAATCAATTTCTGACATTCAACCATATTCAACTCCATCAGGAGTAACTTGAGATGCACGTTTAGTATCTGCATTATTAACTTTTTGCCGTAAATGGCGCATACCTCCATTAGTATTCATGTCTAATCAGTTTAACTGCTTTCAACATTTAGTTTTTAAAGGAGTAAGTTTACCTTCTGCAGCACAAGTTAATAAAGAACGATAACCTCTATTAGTTATATAAGGTCTTACTGCTAAACAAGCAACAATCTCAGATAGTCCAATACCACGAGCTTTTAATATAGCTACATCTTTATGTAGTCTTTCAGCCATTTCAACATAATGAAAGAATTCATATTGTTTAGCTAGAAATGTAGGAAACTTTTCATTACGACCAGCTCCACCTCTAGCTCCTTCAGAAATAACTTCCATTCTATAGAAATTTAAAAAGAAATAATGATCTCCTGTAATTCTATATTTACCAACTGTATAACCTTCAGTACAACGTTTATATTGTTCTCTTCAGAAATCATTATAAGGCTTTGAATCTGCAGGATATTCAGTATATGATCCAGTTCTATCATAAATTTGAGCTAGTTCATTAAAAGGAGTAGGATCAAAATCTAAACCTTGAGTTTCATTAATTGGGCGGTATCCAGTTAATTCATATGATAGCTCTGGATCAAAGTAAAGTACATCTTCAGTGACCGCCACATCTCACAAACCATCTCTCTTCTTATAAAAATCAGTTGCAGTATACTCAAATTGTTCTGTAGTATCTTCTTTCTGATCTCCAAGCATTTCTTGTAATTGCTTTTTTAATTCTTCTTCAAATTTATCTGAAAAAGATTGAGGAGTTGGTTCAGGACCTTTTATTGATTCTCTAAGCTCTTTATATTTCTCTTTAGTTGTTTTCTTTCTTTTGACTTCTGATTCTTCTTTATTTTTTATCTGTTCAAGCATTTTTTTACGTGCTTGAGACATTGAAGATTTAATTGTCTTTACCATACTTAACTATCCATAAATCCAGGTTTTACATCACCTCTATTTTTAGCATTGGATTGCATTTGATCTTTTTTATAATTAAGCTCAAGTTCTTTTAATTTATCTGCCATAACTCCAATACTAGCAATATCAGCTAATACATCTTTTGCCTTAAAGATAGGTTTACTATTATTATCTCTCTCTTCAAGGTCTATATTATCTAAAGATACTCTCATTTTTTCAAGAGTTCGATACGCTGTTTTTATAAGGCTAAGTATTCTAGAAGAATCTTTGATTTCCATGTATTTTCTAACTGCTGCATGGAAGACTGGATCGTCTCATTCTTCTTGAGTTAATCCAGAATCTTCCATAGCTGCATCATGCTTTTGTCTCTCTAAGTATTGTTGATATGGACTTTTCCAGTCACAAAACAACCATATATATTTAAATTCTCTTCAAGCTCTTAACCTCTTTGTTCCTTTTGGATCTTCTTTACATTTATTTCTTTCTGTATCTCACAGCGCTGCAAACTCCTTTATTAATAGTATTTCGTATTCGTTAATCTTTAGATTACATGTTACATTATCATAAAGGAATAAATCTAGCATTACTTATTTTAGATTAAAACGTTTATTAAATGCTTTGTCTCGTTTATCATATTCTTGTCTTTCAACTTTTTTATCTCTAAATTTTCACCACTTAGGATTATTAGAACGTGACATGCTACTTAAATCGTTTGTATATGTTGTATCTCTTTTATCTGCACTTATATCTCTATATGAACGCTTTCCTTTTGGATTTGTTACAATTTCTCTTATAGATCCATCTGAATTAATTATTCTTTCAGATTTATATCCATTAGATTTAGCTTGTTCAGTATCAGCTGTACCATTTGCCCAGTAAGGAATACCTGTCGGATGTAAGAATTTTAATAGATTCTGTTGTCTAGGTGTATATTGTTCTGGAGCAAACTCATCTAATTTTCTTTCTGCATTAGAAATAATAGGATTTGCAATTCTATTAACCATAACAGGATTATAACCTATTTTAATTAAAGAATCTCTAACTAATCCTGTAGTATTAAATACATCATGTACATTGTGATCTCCTGTCCTATTGTTTAGCGCCTTAGTAACAGCTACACTATCATTTGGATTAACCTTTACTTTAGTTGTAGTTTTACCCCCTTCTTGGAAAAATGAACCAAGGTTTCTTGGATTGATGCGGTGTTCAACAGGAATAGATCCTAAAGTAGCATTATTTCCATAATTGACCGACATACTTCTAGGTCCTACATATCTACTATCAAACCTATTAGGATTACCTAAATTAGATGCCACTATGTAATCACTATATGAAGGATTAGTTATAACTAATTCTTCATTCATGTTTGTAGGTCTAATTCCTTTAGCTGCAGACATTCCAGCTTCTTCTGCTCCAGAAATATTTCTTGATCCAAGATTAGATTGTGGAAGTTTTGGTTTCTTAGGAGCAGGTCTTGTTGGAGCTAATTGAGTTCCATATAATTTTCCATTTCAAGTAAAGCTAGTAAGTCCTGCACTTCTAGCTGCTGCAAAAGCTTGATTGAAATTACCTTGAGATAAATCAGGAGTAACATTAGTTTGTACATTTACTTTAGGAGTAATTCCAGTTTTCATAGATACTCCAAAAGATAAAGGTTGAGAAACAATTGAACCTTCAGTTTTTGTTACTTTAGGTTTAGAATTATCTCCTACAATATTTTTCATTGCAGCTGCTTTAACTTCTCTTCTACTTAATCCAAGATCTTGATCCTTAATAGCAGATTTCATATTTCTATATGCAGTACGATTGAATTTAGAAGATTTCTTACCTTCTTTTACAACCTTCTTATTTTCTTTACGTTCATTCTTTGCAGATCCTCCATCCTTAAATTTATTAACAAGATAAGCAAGTTTACCTCCTTGTTTAAACATTCCTGCAGATTGTTCTTGTTTAAATTGATTAATCAATCCAGAAATAGTATTCATACCATCTTCTGTTTGTGCTAACTCATTTAATTTTCCTACAATTTCTTCAGGTGTTTTATTTTGGAATTCTTCTACTTTAGATGGAAGTCATTGAACAAATTGCATTAATTCTTCTTGTTCCATGATGATATTGTTTTATTATTAATATCTGTTGTAGAGCAAGTAATTTCAAATTTATTATATTTAGGATCTAAAGGTTGTGAAGGATAAAACCAAACAGGAGTAGTATTTGGAGTAGTTGTAATTGTATAATGCTGTCCTTCCAAAAAACTCTTTAATTTCAGCTACAGTACCTTCTATTGTTATACCATTATTTAAATAAGCTTTCATAATTACTTGTTCTTATAAAATTTTAAATCTTTTGTTGAGAATACTGCTTCACGTAAAACCATATTCTTATCAAATCATCTACATTTAATACCTTTAAAGATATTAGTTATTTCATTACCATGTTTGTATGATTGTGTAATTTTTTCTACTACATACATAACAGGAGATGTAAGTTCACCATGTTTTAAAGTGACTACATCTCCTGGGTTAAAAAACGTTTTTTCAATTTCGTTTATCATATTATTCTTTGTCCTTTTCAATTACTCGACATATAATGTTTTGTTCACTGATAGCGTAATAACCCATATTATTGAATGGAACAGGTACTACAGAATTTCTGTAATATATATCCTCTCCAGGTTTTACGTATTTACATTCGGGTCCTGCAGAAATAACAGTACCACATGCAATAAATTGTTCAGCTCTCTCCATCTCACCAGTATCATCAGACTTATATGTATCTGCAAAAAGATCTCCTGGAAGAATTAAACCTGAAGCACTTGTCTTAATTTCTCTATAAGGATTTTTTTCAAATGGTTTTATAATAACAGTATATCCTGTTGCAGCTACCCTCATTTTAGATGCATCTTTTGTGCCTTTGTTTAATTCAAGTAATCTATTTGCTGTTAAAAGCTGTTCTTCTTCCATTTTTTTATTGAGAGCAGCAATTTCTTCAGGAGTTAATTCCTTTGTTTCATGTTTAACGTTTGCTCCCATAAGATGAACTCCCATTTCTTGCATGTGTGCATTTCCTAAAAGATTTTTTCCCATAATCATTTACATTTTTAAATTTAACTTATTACCATTTATTTATTAAGCATCTTGCGTATGCAAGTCTTGTTTTTGCAGATAATCTACATCCGCATCCTTTTCTATATCCAATTTTTGGTCTATCTGAATAGTCTGTTTTATTATTTTCATTAATATATAATCTAGGATTACATATCGGACCCATTGGTGTTTCTTTGTATAATGGACATTCTTTACAAATTGCTAATCTTTTTTCAGATAAGTCTTCATTTTTATTAATTGCTTCATTAACATGTCCACTAATAATATCTATTAGTCCCATAATTAAAATACTATAGGTTTATCTAAATCTAATTCAGATTTAATCTTAACGTCTCTTTTATAATGTTTAAGCATTCTTTCAACATCTGATTTTAAATAATCACATTCATGTTCTGAAATATGATTGTTGTGATCAATATGAATTAATACTAATTTTTTAATATTAAAGTTTGGATTAATTTTTTGTAGTAAGTAAGCATATAATGATAACTGCAACGAATAATGATAAAAATTACAATCCATAATATTATCCATTGGGAATTTCATCATAGTTCTACTTTTAGTAAATTTATTATAAAATGATTCTTTTTCTAATTTCTTATTAGTATTATGTGTAACTATCATTGAATCACCGAATAAAAACGTGTGTGATGGACTGTCAACTTCTAAGCATTGCGTTGCTACTGTATCAACTCTTTCTACAGATATAATATTTCTAAATGTATTCTTATTTTTAGATGGGAAGTCGATATCTTGATTTCTTACTAAAAAGGGATTTAATCCATCAGTTGAAAAACATACATCTCATCCTTTAAATATCTTTCCATTACATTTTTTATCTACTTCAAAAACAGTAGCTTTTATGCCTAATGTACTTACTAACCTTAATAAATCTTCAGCTTGTCATTTCTGAGTAGTTCCCATTACAAATCTTTTTCTAGATTCATGATAGTAACCATCAGTATCCATTAACCCTCTAAGCAAATCAAGTCTTTGTTGATAAGAGGCTCGCATATATAAATCAGGTATAAACTTATTATTTAGTATTCCTAGATCGTTAAGTTTTTTTCTAATATTATATATAGTTCGCATTTCCGCAGATTTTCCGTCAGAAAGATCTCCTCCAAAAGTATATCCTCTATTTTCTATTTCTTCCCATACTTTAGAGTTTATATTAGTGATAATTCCACATGACTTAGAGCCATCTCCTAGTCAACATCCCAGTACATAAGGATCTATAGGAAGTTCTATTTCTGGAAGATTTAGAGGATTTGCGTTCATTATTTTTGGGATATTGTACGAGGTTCTTGGTTTATCAATTAACCACTTTGCAATATCTTCTGTGGTCATAACTACTTCCCTAAATGTTTTATCTATATTCCTAAAAGAAATAAGTCATCTATGTTCATGGTCTGCCACAATCGACTCTCCGTTATCAAAAGTTATTTTAAAACATGGATTGTAATGGATATCTGATTTATGTAACACTTTAGTTATATTTCCTTCTTTATCAAATATCTCTTCTCCCTCCTTTATATCCTTAATAGTTGTCCATCCGTTTTTAGTTGGAATTTTTGTATCTAGAGGGAGTCCTTTATAATCGTATATATAAATATCATTACCGTCTTTAATGAGTAAGTCTAACTGTCCTGCAATTCTTAGTATTCCATCATCTGATTTATAACTAATCATAAATTCAGGATATACTCCTTTTTCTAAATCTAACTGATAGTATCCTTTTTTGCAAGTAAACTTTCCTCCAAGTCCAAACTTTTTTAGATCTTGTTCTTCAGATTGATAATACATGTTTTCAAATTGAGCATGTATTTTTGTACCTCTTTCACAAGATTTATTTCTTTCTACTTCATACGATTGAAGTATTTCTGCCCGTTTATTTTCAAACTCTTCTTCGTTGATATTTAACTTTTCAAGTAAAGTTGGATTTCAACGTTTTGTATTTAGTAATGTAGTTTTAACAACTTTAAAAATTTCTGGTTCTACTAAAGCTTCGCAAGCTTTATATGCAGATCAGAATGCTGAATCAAACTCATTAACATATTTATGTATCAATGTTGTTACAGATACATAAGGCTTATTATCATATTTATCTAAGTACAGATGTTTTGCATCTGAATAAATAACATCTTCTGTTTCTTTGTCTACTTGATATCCATTAACATATTTTTCCTTTACATTACTTAATTTTGGCATTGTTTATTATATTTGATTTTATATATTGTTCTATTATTGCTCCGTATCTAATTAAATTCTCTTTAATAGTACTATCTTCATATCCTACTTCGTTTTCTTTTTCTCAAGTGAATCCTAAAATTCCTGTTGGAGTTCCAGTATCATCTTTTAGTAGAGTACATGCTAAATATTCTATATTATTTTTTCCAAATCGATCATACATTACATGATCTATTTGTTCTAAAGTAGTTAAGTTACCGATAAACTGATTATGTGTTTTTAAATAATCAGGAAGATTTAATCAACTAAGATGAAAATTATCATATTGTTCTTTGATTGAGTGTGCGTTTTCTCCACATAACTCAAATCGCATAGAACCATATAATCAATCAGAAATACCATTGTGATATTGTATTACTCATACTCTATCTGCACCTGACATATATAATAGTCTTGGAAGTAGATCTTTAACTTTCTTATCATCATCAATCCTATTTAACAATTCTTGTGAATGTTTCTGATTCATATATTCTGAATACTTATCAAATAAAAATGTTGGATCATAACATATTCTCAAAGTAATACTTAACATAAACATGATGATTAAGGCTTTAAAGATACTACATACTCCATAATCTCTAATATACTGTAGGATAGTCCCCAGTCATGAGAGTCCTGAGCTTAAATCGTGTTGTTTCTTAGCCATATCTAATTCTTTAAATTATTGTATAATTTTATTTGGATGATGCAAATATATAATAATTTTTTTGTATATCCAAATAAATCAGTAAAATGTTTGTATTTAAATAAATAAATAACTATATTTGCACAAATAATGTGCATATTCAATTATTAATATTATAATTATGAAATATAACGATGAAATTTTAAACAAAATTGCGCAGGCATATAGTAAACCTGCAGATGAAAAAGGTAATCTAGATAATATTATGTTAGGTTATCTTGAAATGATGAAGAATGGTAGTAAAATCCATATTAAACCAGAAAATAGAGGTAAATTTAATGCTACTAAAAAGAAAACTGGCAAAACTACTGAGGAATTAACACATAGTAAAAATCCTGTAACTAGAAAGCGTGCTATATTTGCTCAGAACGCAGCTAAGTGAAATAAAGGCAAAAAATAATGAGAACCGATAATTTTGATAAAGATGGTAATCTTTTATGCCGAAAATGTGGAGAATATAAAATAGAAGATCATTTTTTCTCAGACAAAAATCAAAAGTATAGAAATTATAAAGGAACTGAGTGTAAAGAATGCCAAAGACTTAGAAAACAAAAATATTGGAGAACTAAAGAAGTTAGTGACTTACCGAATTATGCTAGGGTTTTAGTTAATGGTTGTAAAAGTAGAATTTCTAGAGGTAAATCTAAATATCGAACATTAGAATTTACTCTTACAAAAGAGTTTATACTAGAACTTTATAAGAAACAAAACGGAAAATGTGCCATAAGTGGATTAGAAATGACTTATATACAAGGATCTGGAAGACATCTTAAAAATATGTCAATTGATCGTATCGATCCAAATAAAGGTTATACTAAAGATAATGTTCAATTAGTTTGTGCACAGGTAAATATGATGAAATCTGATATGTCTTTAGAAGAATTATATATGTTTTGTGAGGCAATAATCAAAAATAAAAAATAATGAGAACAGATAATTTTATTAACTACAAAATATCAACTAATAATATTCATATTACTGATTCTTTTCAATATACAACTAAAAAAGAGATGAAAGAAATAATTTAGTATTTGAAAAAATTATATCCCGATCATATCGTATTTACAAGGTCTATTTCATCATTAGTTAAAGAATGACAGAGTCATAATCTATTATATCGATTAAGAATTGCTAAAGATCGAACTAAAGATGTAGATTTGGAATGTCCACAAAAATGATATTATAAAATTGCATATTTTTTTGCTATCTATATTATATTATGAATGCAAATAAATATTTTCAAGTAAAAGAATTAGTATCATCTAAAATATATAATCAATATG